TTCTCGATGCTGCGCGACCCCTACAGCATCGCGACCAAGGGCCAGACTCGGTTCCACGCCCGCAAGCGCGTCGGCGCGGACGTGACCCATCCCGATCGCTTCGTGAAGCTCCAAGTCTCGGCATCATAAAAGGCGTAACCACCAATGCGGCTCGCAGATGATGAATTCACGGTCACCTTGGGAACAAGGTCTTTCGTGTTGCGCCTATCGCTGCGGGCCGCTTCCCGTTTGGAACGGAAATATGAAGGCTATCAAAATCTATCTGTTGCCATTGCTGACGGTAGTTTTTCTGCTTGTTCTGATTTGATGGCCGAGGCTTGCACCGACCGCAAACTCTGGGCGGCTTACATTACCATGCCCGGACCGAGCACCGTTCGCGACCTCCTGAAGGCGCGCGAACAGCTTCTGGAATTCGTGCTGATCCTATCCGGCGCCAAACACAAGGGCGACGAACCGGCGCAAGCTGCTGGCGATCCCATTAGCTTTGAAGAATATCACACCAAGCTCTTCCAGATTGGAACCGGTTGGCTAGGCTGGACGCCAGAAGCGACTTGGAACGCCACTCCTGCCGAAATCATCAACGCTCATACGGGTCGGCGCGCAATGCTCACCGCCTTGTTCGGCGGCAAGCGCGACGATGAACAAACCATTGAAGCCAAGGACGGCAAGTTAGACAGCAACGCGCGCGCCGAGTTGAACGGGCTTGGTGATCTTGGCGTCATTTCCCTGCCGAGGGCGCGCTGATGCCTACGAAAGCCGATCGCATTTGCGGCTGTGGCAAACGCGTTGCAAGCAACGTCGTCTGTCTGTGCCAGCAACGCCGCAAGGCAGAGGCCGACAAACGCCGCCCATCAGCGTCACAACGCGGTTACGATTCGAAGTGGCAACGCGAGAGCAAGGCATTCTTAGCCCTACCTCAGAACCGCTACTGCGCATGTGGCTGCGGTCGCGTCGCCGACTGTGTCGATCACGTCGTAGCGCATCGAGGCGATCAGAAACTCTTTTGGTCGCGCTCCAATTGGCAGGCCCTAGCTTCCTCGCCCTGTCACTCATCCCGGAAACAATCACTTGAACGTAGGACAACGTAATGCGCACCCTAACCCATGAAGGCCTCACGCTCACGATCAACGAGTGGGCAGCCCGAACCAATCAAAGCCCTCAATCGCTCCGCTATCGGCTTAACAGCGGTTGGCCTGTCTCGAATGCATTGAACAAGCCAACCGGCACACGCGGCAGATCGGCTCACAAAGATGAAGTAAACGCTGAGCGTCAGCGTTGCCAACGCACCCTCAAGGCCAATGCAAAGCAAATCCGTCGCGAGTTCGGAAAGCTCATTAATGATATGGACCGCGCCCTCAATGCCTTCAACCTTCGGCTTGCGTGGATACTGAAGGACACCGACGACACCGACACCCCGGGGGTAGTCGCCGATCAGAGCAAAAGCGCGCCTGACCGGCCCACTCGCACCGCGCAAGATGGCGTCTAAAAGGATTTTCTCATGATCGAAGTCTATCAAGCCAAGGCCCATTTGCGGGTAACGGATACGGTAGATGACGTGCTGATCGGCGAGCAACTGGCCGCGGCGAAGGCATTCGTCAGCGCCTATACCGGCGCGGATGTTGACCTGGACGGCACACCGGCACCGGTTCGCCAGGCGGTGTTGATGCTGACGGCCCACCTCTATGAAAACCGCGAGACTACTTTGATTGGCATTCAAGCGCAGGCACTCCCCTTCGGTTTCCTCGATTTGCTCTCGAATTACCGGGCATGGGCCTGGTAATGTCTGCTTTAGAGCCCAGTCTTGAACTTCAAAAGGCCGTGCGCCAACTCCTGTTGGCGAGCGCCGACCTGTTGGCGCTGGTCCCCGCCGACAACATTCTCGACGCCACCAATCGCCCGGAACGGGTTCCTGCGTGCATATCGGCGATGGGCAGACCGTTTACCGGCGCTTTGACGCGACCTCGTATGCGACCCTGCATGTTTGGGCGCAGGAACCGGGCCTGGTCACGGCCAAGGCGATCGTTAGCGCCATCGTCCCGGCGCTGCACGTTGATGCCCAGATGGAAGGCGTCCTGGTGCTGGATAACTTCATCGTTCATGACATGCGCGTCACCGATACCAGGTTCATGCGCGATCCCCACGGCTCCTACAGCCATGGCGTGGTGACTGTCGCGGCCATTGTGAAGGCCCGCTGACATGAGAGCTGGTGCCCTTGACCGCATTGTTGAGATACAGGCCCGCTCCACCGGGCTTGATCTCTATGGAAGCGTCATCGACGTGTGGAGCCCTTTCGCGACGCTGCGCGCCCAGAAGTTGGAGAATGCCACCGACAACCGCGAGGGCTCGCGCGGCGATACCACCGATACCGTGATCACCTTCCGGACGCGCTGGCTTGACAGTCTCACCCTCGACCATCGCCTGGTCTATGCGGGGCAGAAGTTCAAGATCACCCGCATCAAGGAACTAGGCCGCCGCGTTGGGCTCGATATCATCTGCGAGAGGGTCGGACCATGAAGGGGCGCAAGCCTGAGCTGGTCGCCGATCCCGGCGCTGTCAGAACGATCATGAACCCTCCGGCATGGCTGTCGAAGCCCGCCCGTGCAGAGTGGCGCAGAGTCATGCCCGAGCTGATCAAGCGGCGAATCCTCACCAGCGCCGATTTGGCCTCGCTGGAAAACTATTGCGTAGCCACCGGCCGCATTCGCGACATTGAGAAGCTGTTGCGTGCTGGTATCGACCCTAAGCTGTTCCGAATGCAGGACCAGGCCATCAAGACCGCCCGCCAGCTTGCCGCCGAGCTGGGCTTAACCCCTGTGAGCCGGGCGCGACCGACTATGCGTGATGACGATGCCGAAGACCTATCCTTCCTGGATTGATTCCGGTTCGGAGATTCCCGACCCCTTCGGCTACGGCGAAAGGGCGGTGAAATTTATCCGCAACCTGAAGCATCCCAAAAGCCAGCGGCCAGGCCACCCGTTCCAGCTAGACCCCTGGATGGAGCGGATCATCCGGCGCATCTATGGCCCACGTCACCCCGACGGGACGCGGATCATCAAAACCGTGTTTGCGATGATCCCGCGCGGCAATCGCAAGACCAGCCTCGGCGCTACATTGACGCTGTTGCACAGTATCGGCCCCGAGCGCTCGCCCGCTGGTCAAATCGTATGTGCGGCGGCTGACCAGAAACAGGCGCGCATCCCTTTCGAGGAAGCCATCGGCATCATTCGCCAGGATCGGCGCATTGAGAAGCTGGTGGACGTGATCGATCACCGCAACCGGTTCCGCGACAAGCGCTCGGGTTCTCTGGTCGAAGCAATCTCGGCAGACGCCAAAACCCAGCACGGGCGAACCCCGGCGTTCACATTGATGGACGAATTGCACGCGTGGCCCAAGCGCGACCTATGGGAAGCGCTCAAGACCGGCCTGATCAAAACTCCCGGCTCGCTCAATGTCATAATCACAACGGCCGGGCGCGGCCAGAACACCATCGCCTTTGAGCAATACGACTACGCCAGGCGCGTAGCTCTTGGCGAGATCGATGACCCCGCGACACTGCCGATCCTCTTCGAGGCACCGGCCGATTGCGATTGGCAGGACGAAGATATCTGGCACCAGGTCAACCCCGGCCTCAAATACGGCTACCCCGATCTGGATGGGCTTCGCCAATATGCCCGCGAGAGCCGCGACCGTCCCGGCGACCGCGAGAGTTTCCGGCAATTGAACCTAAATATTTTTCTGGATCATTCCGCCGATCCGTTCGTCGACATGGCGGTCTATGACGCTGGCGCGGCGCCGGTTGACCTTGAGGCCCTAGCAGGCAAGCCGTGCTGGCTTGGGGTAGACCTTTCCTCTAATAGCGATCTGACCGCGATTGTCGCTGCATGGCGTGATGACGATGACGGCTTCATTGTGCAGCCCTGGTTCTTTTGCCCGGCTGACAACCTTCAGCGCCGCGCCGATCGCGATGGCGTGCCCTACCCGCTTTGGGCGCAAGAGGGATTGATCGCGCCGACACCAGGCAACGTTGTAGATTTCCGGGCTGTTGAGGCGACGATCCGCGACCTATGCGCCCGCTATGACGTTCGCGAGATTGCGTTTGATCCGCACCTCGCCCGCAACACGCTGAACAACCTGCTTGAGGACGGCTACCCGGCCGTTGAAATGCGCCAAGGCTGGGTAACGATGGCTCCGGCGATCAAAGAGCTTGAGCGCGCCATTATCGGCCGCAAATTCCAGCACGGCGGTCATGAAGTGCTGCGCTGGAATTTCCAGAACATCGCCGTCGAAACGGACAAGGCGGGCAACAAGTCATTTCACAAGGGCAAAAGCCGGGACCGTATCGATGGAGCCGTTGCCGCTGCGATGGCTGTCGCCCGCGCCGCCGCTGGCGCCGATAATCTCAACTTCTACACCAACCCTGCGATCAACGCAGAAGATTTGGTTTGGTGACGCCATGGCTGACGACCTTGAAACCTACCTCCTCGCCCTGCCCGACCAGCTTCAGGAGCGTCTGTCCGACGTCCTGCGGCAGGAAGCTTTGCGCGCGCAAGAATAAGCAGCGCGCTAGGGAACGCGCCCCCGTTGTCGAGAAAAGCGTAGAGGAGCATCTTAAAGAGTTGGAGAGCTTGCCCTCGCCCTATCCCACGCCGTGGCGAAGAAGCCGCCCCTATACAGCGCGCCTACGTGCTCTATGCGTAGCGACCGCTAATCCGAGGGGTGACAGCTTCCTGGTCCAAATTCGGGGCCGCGAACTCGAATTAACTGACGGATGGGTGATCGAACTACACGCCCGGAAGAAGCTTGGCGAGAAGGCATCGCTGGCCGCCGTCGCGCGCCTGCACCCGGACAAGTCGATGACCAAGCGGCGCGTGCAAAGTCTCCGCGAGAATATCGCCAAGCTGGAAGCCATCGGAGCGCCCTGGCATGGACTTTGACTGGTGCGTGACCGAGGGTGGTACGGCAGGGTGGTGCGTGACAGGGTGGTACGATTTCGATAGACCCGATTCGGACCTAAGCGTGACAGAGGGTGGTACGGTTTAAGCTAAGCCATTGAAAAATAAGGGGTCAACCGTACCACCCTCGGTCACGCCGTTTCCGCTAAGTTAAGAAGTAGTATATACCTATAGTTATCTAAATAGCGGAGAGAGCGTGACAGAGGGTGGTTCGGTTTCATCCTCCGGCTGCGCGCCTGCGGCGCTCCGCCTGTGTCCGGAATACAGACCTTCCCCGGAATTGAACACCCCCGGCCGCTCCGCAGGCCTGCGGCCTGCGTCTCTCTCGCAAGGGAGGGAGCTGGAGCTTGAGGTTCCGGCCCAGCTTGAGGTTCGGGCCTAGCTTGAGCTTCCGGCGCGCGGCCGTGGATTCGTTATTTCGATCTCGTGGCACCGATACAGCGGAAAATCCCAAAGACTCACCAGCGGCGCTCGCTGCGAATCCTAGGGCCTAAGCGACCTTCATTCACGGCGAGATGCTTTGTAAGTCAAAACTGACTTACAATCTTTAATTGAATAATCACTTGACGCACTTTGGCGAATATGAATCTATGGCGACGCATTACCAATCGTGAGTCGTTCAACCAACCAAGGGGGCTAAAAATGAGACCTGACTACTTCGTACCAGACGAACCACTGTTCCGGGCCGCAAACGCCATCGCTAATCTAAAGCCCTGCCCGTTCGCCGGGCGGCTCACACCGGATCAGATCATCGCGGCGCTGGGCGAGATCGGCGACATCTGGCCTTTGTCGATCCGGGCGGACGTGATCAGCGCCAACAATGAGCGGGCCACGTGAGGCCAGCCGTCATCCTCCTCAGTGGGCGCGGGGAACCGCGCTTTTTTTGCGCTTTGACTGCTGTAAGCCGTCACCTAGAATTAATCACGGAATGAGCCACCTACTTTCCGCTTTTCGTTCTGTTATCCATCTTACAAAGCATCCGGCAGTTGTCGGGCGTTGTCTTGCCGCCCTTGCTCCACGGGATGATGTGGTCGGCTTCCATGCCGCCTATTTCAAAATGCTTTTTGCAGACAGGGCAACCACCAAGTCAGCAAACGTCGATTGTAGTCGACTGAAGTGAGCAATTTTGCTCATGCGCTGCCCAGCCGCCAGCCTAGCCCGGCAAGGCATCTTCGCACCGGTTCGGATTGGCCATCATCATTCCCACGTCGATCCTGGTTCGTGCTAGCGAGGTGATCGAATGAGACGGGTGCATGCCCGCTTCGGGTCAAAAGCGTCATTTTGAACGTGCGCCTCTCACTTCCGGTCTACCCCGATAAGCAGGCATTTTCAGAGACCGTCGGCATGTCTCAAAGGTGCCAAAAGGCGACATACCTCTGTTAGCTTGCAATGAAAGAGGCCGCCAACTGAGGCGGCCCCCTTCTAGCTCGCAACAAACAATGTCAAGGTCGCGACAACCAAAATAACAAATCCCGTTAGTGCCGATCCAAGGCACATTCTTTCGAATGCATCCATGATG